GTGCCCGTCCACGTCGGGATCGATGCGCGTGGCGTGTAGAACCCGGTGAAGTCGGGCGAGGCAGGCACGGCCGCGTCGGTCACGGCGGTGTACTTGCCCACGAAACGGAAGTGGTAATGCGGAATCTTCTTCGCGCCCATTTCGAGCGAGAGAGAGCCGTGCGCTCCGAGCAGCTTGTAGAGAACGCCGTCGCGGTAGCAGTAGATCGTGACGTACTCGAACGATCCCGAGACCGGCGAGTATTGGACGTCGGCCGCGATGGTCTGGCTGAACGAGCACGCGCGCAGCAGAGGCCCGTACTTGGTCGGCGTGGCCGCGGTGCCGCTGCCCGCGACTTCCACGTCGAACTCGATCACCGCTTCTTCCATGATCGGCAGCTGCTCGCTGTTGCCGAAGTAGGAGCGGATCAGCGCGCGGTCCTCGGACTCCACGCGCAGCGGGGTCACCTTCAGGTTCTTGACGAGGATCGCGTTGGCGGCCGCGGTCGGCACCGCATCGGTGAATTGCGTCGTCTCGATCTTGGCGAGGACGAGAAACTTGCGGGGCGAGGCCATCGTCTACTCCTGCGGTTCGGGGTTGGGGGGCAACGTCGGGCCTTCGACGCGCGACAGCGATCCGTCCTCGTTGCGAACGTAGCTGCCGCCCTCGGCCGGCGGGAAGAAGATCGTCTGCGGCTCGTCCTGGTCCTGCACGTCCGTCTCGATGTCGTCGGTCATGTCGCACTCCTGATGATGTACGTCGTGGTGAAGAAGTCCTGCCACCACAATGTCCCGTTGGTGAACGCCACCAACGAACCGTTGGCGTACTCGCAACCGTCGTCAGCACCATCCGGCCGCCAGTTGAGGAGTGCGTCGCGCACGGCGGCGCGCAGCGGCTCGAGCGACTCGACTGCGGCCGCACCTTCGTCGTCCGCGAGGTTGCGCGCGGCGATCAGCACGGCGAATCGCAGCGTCACCTTCTGCTGGACCAATTGCCCCATGAAGTTGTTTTCCTCGGCCGTGTCGGTGGCCGGGAGCACGAAGGCGGCGGGGAGGGCGGCAAGCGCGTTCGCCGCGCGCTCGAACTCGGCCGCGCCGCCCACGAGGCGAAACGACGGAACCTCGTCGACGAGGCGCGCCATGATCGAGTTGAGCTTCACGGCGACCCCGGCCGCAGGGCGCTGGAAATGATGCCCGCGATCTCCCGGCGGTCATCCGGACCCAGGCCAAGGAACGGACGCGCGGGGATGGTGACCGACTTCTTGCGCGCCCACCTGTCGCCGACCTTGAAGCGCAGCCACGGGGCGCTCTTCGCGTTGATCGTCGCGCCGAACTGATGGACCGCCGCCCATGCGTACGGGACGCCCACGGTCACGGACCAGCCGTCGGCGTTGTTCTCGACCCTGTGGCTCACCGCGTTCATCAGGTGGACGCCGGTGTTGCGAAGCGGCTGCCCACCGCGCAGCACGGCCGCCCAAGGCTCACCGTTCGGCCCCTTGCCGTCCACGAACCGCATCTTGGTGGAGGCAACCAGCGCTGCACCTACCGCGTCCAGCAGCGCGCGCGGCTTGTCGATTGCCTCGACGGCCTTGATGAGCCACGGCGTGGCCGAGTTGTCGGTGATCTGGATCTGGATCACGGCATCATGCTCAACGTGTCGTCGCTGAACACTTGGTCGGACGCCCGAACCGACACCGCGCCATTGGACCCGGCTGCGATAGCGCCATCGGCATCCGGGAGCGACGCCACTCCGCGCGCGACGTCCTTCAACTGCGACATCGCCGCGTCGTAATTCAACGTCACCACCGAGTCGGCCATCGCGCGATCCTTCCACAGGAACTTGCGCGCGATGTCCACTGCCCACTTGCGCACCATCGTCGGCGTCGTTGCCAACGGCGTGGCGTACCGCGTCGCCAAGTAGGCGTCGATCAGGCTCGTCGCCTCGTCGCACGCCTTCGTCACCTCTCCGGCGTCGATCCCGGCGGCGGCTGTCTGATCGGTCAGCTGCGAAAGCTCAACGACCCCGAATCGCTCGATGAGGTCTGCCTGCGAGCAATACGGGGTCGCCATGAGGGTGCCTCTTCTACGTCGTGGGTGTTAGCCCTCGCCGCCCGTTCCTTCGCCCTGGCCGTCGTCGCCGTCCGCCGTCTTACCAGCCGGCTCCACGATGGCCGCCACCGCGAGCAGCGGTGCCGCTTCCTTGGAGTCGAGCGTGATCGACTCTCCGATGTCGTAACGCCGGTCAGCCTCGACAGGCGCGAGCACGATGTACTTTCTCTTGGCCATGACCGTGGTCCTTCCTACGCGATGGCGTTCTGGAAGAAGTAGCCGAGGTCGTTGGCCGTGATCAGCTCGCGCACCGACTCGCCCACGCGGACGCGCGTGCCGCCGCGCATGCCGATGTCGCGGTCCTCGAAGGAACCGGCGATTCGGCCACCGAACTGCGCGGTGAAGCCGAACGTGGTCCCGCGCGATGCGTCCGCGAGAGTGTCGCGGTAGATGAACGAGGCATGCTTGCCCCACACGCGCGCCAGCGTTGCGGTCTGGCCCTTCTTCGCCGTGTTCACGAACGACTTGCCGACGTACAGCGCGTCGAGCTCGAACAGGGAGGCCAGCTGCTCGCGCGTCGCGATGCCAGCGTTCCCGCCGGGACCGTACACGGCCGCGAGAATCTTGGGGTGCTGGCGCAGCTTCGTCCACACCGCCTGGCCGATGACGCCGATGTTCGGACGCATGACGCAGATGTCGAGCGCCGCGAGGATCGCGTCGACCGGGTTGCTGTTGACGAAGTCCGACCACTGCGACACGCCCGAGAGCGTGGCCTGCTGGCCCGCCGCGTAGTTGGCCGCGGTGAAGGCCAGCGTGGCGGCGCGCTGCTCGCGGTCCAACTCGATCAGGTTGGACGCGAACATCGTCGCCTTCTGAACGGGATCGGACCCCGGCATGCCGCCGGCGTTCTCGATGTCCTCGTTCGGCACGCTGTCGTCCAGCGCGTAGTCGAAGCAGGACGACGAGACCTCGGTCGCCGTGAACTCGACCTGCGTCGGCGGCGAGCGGCGACCGACCTTGGTGTCCGGGATCGTGAACCCGTCCGCCAGCGCATGCCGGAAATACTTGAAGTCTTGCTTCGCCACCGGCACGCGCGGGAAAACGTTGTCCGCGATCATTTCGGTGTTCCGGTACATCAGCGCGATGGCGGTGAGGTCCGGTTGGATGGGAAACGGGGCGGGGGCGGGCATGGTTCAGTCCTTTCGGTTGCTCGGAAGTGGCGTTAGCCTTGGAACGTGGCCGGCGCGATCAGCACCGAGAACAGGTCGCCCGAGACGGCCGCTTCGAGCGCCCACCCGACGATTCCGTTGTTGGTACCGGCTGCAGGCGCAGCGACGACGCCTTGCCCGGTCGCATCCGAGGTGATGGGCGCGCCACGGGTGATGGTGCCGCCAGCCTTGATTTCGTACTGGCCGTTGTAGATGACGTCCACGCGCTCGCCGGTCGGCGTCGTGATGCTCTGCGCCGACACGCCGACGAAGCGGTCTGTCGCGGCCGCGCCGGGGATCACGGTCTGGTCGGCCGCGCCGATCTTGACGATCAGGTTGGGACCGACGCTCGCGCCTGCGAACATCGGCATGGATTCGGGATTGCGAATGCCGGGCATGGGTCGATCCTTTCAGTGAGCCGGTCGCGCAGTTACGCGGCGGCGGCGAATTGCTTCTTGACGTGCGCGATGGCGGTGGCCGGGTCGACGGTGACGTTGACCGCCTTCTGCTCCGCGATGTACTTGACCGCGGCCGCCTGGAACTCGGCCGCCGTCTTGGGCGCGGTCTCGTTCCCGTCGCCGCCGCTCGTGGCCTGCTCGGTGGTGAGGCTGCGGTCGAGCTTGGGCTTGAAGCTGGCGCGCAGGTCGCGGTCGACGGCGGTGAACGCCTCGTCGGACATTTCGACGTAGGCCTTGGCCGCGTCGTCGGTGTAATCGCGCTTCGTGGCGGCGAACAGCGCCTTCACGGCGGCGATGCGATCGGCCTTTGCCTTCGCCTCGAACTGCGCGCGCAGCGCGGCCGTGGCATCGTTCGCGGCCTTCAACTTGTCGTTGAGGTCGTTCACGATGCGGTCGTGCTCCGCGCGTTCGATTGTGCTCATGGGTTGCTCCTGTTGACGCGGCTGCGTAGAGCCGATGAAGGAAAAGACGCGCACGCCGGTCGTGTGATCGGCCCCGAGCGGGCAGAACGACACCTCACGGATGCGGTTGTCGCGAAAGACGGTCAGCGGGCCTTCCAGAGTGGCCCCGTTCAGGAGGACGCTGGAGCCCGGCTTCACTTCCTCGGTGCGGCCGGGGAAGATGCCGACGCTCATCTGCCACGGCATCCCGCGATCCGCCTTGGTGACGATGCTGCGGGCGTTGTCGTCGATGTCCGAGAACAGCTCGCCCGAGATTTCGATCTTCCCGTTGATCACCGCGGTCTTGATCACGCCCACGGGGGCCGTGTGCATGTACAGGGCGGGGGCGGGAGTCTCCAACTCGGTCGACTCGAGGTCGAACGCCACGCGGGTGAAGAA